CTGGGACTGTGACATCCGTAACTAGTGGAGGCACAGCAACTATTACGCCTGTTGGAAATGGCTGGTATCGTTGCTCACTTACTGCCACCGCAACATCTACAACAACCGGATTTTGTCAATTTCGTTCAAACTACACCGGAGACGGCACCTCTGGCCTCTTCATCTGGGGTGCACAACTCAACCTCTCCAACATGGAAGGCGGCGTCACCTCGTCGCTGGACACTTATTACCCCACGACGACTGCGGCCTACTACGCCCCACGCTTTGACCACGACCCGACCACGGGTGAGGCGCTGGGCTTGCTCATTGAGGAGCAGCGCACTAACAGCATCCGCAACAACACGATGCAGGGTGCGGTAGCGGGTACGCCGGGGACGTTGCCGACGAATTGGGCTTACGGGCAACTTTCAACGTTAACCACGGAAATTGTTGGAACCGGAATTGAAAGCGGCATTACTTACATAGACATTCGTATTTCTGGAACAGCAACCACAACTGCGTTGATTTACTTTGAATCAAACTCAACAGTTGCCGCGACAAACAATCAGTCTTGGGCAACGTCTGTTTTTGTAAAAATTGTCGGGGGCGGCACAACAAATATTACGAAGACAGCAACGACATTAAGAATGAGCGATTCTGGGGGAGTTAATTTGGGTTTTCTCGGTGGGTCATCAATTACTTTACCCACATCAGGAACAAGTTTATCGGCGTGTCGTTTTTCTTCTTCGCATACAACGAATAACGCATCGACTGCGTTTGTTATGCCTGCATTTGCTTTAACTGCCGCAGGCGCAATCGACATCACCCTCCGCATCGGCCTGCCCCAGCTAGAACTTGGCGCATTTGCCACCAGCGTGATTTCGACCACCTCCGCCTCTGCCACGCGCAATGCGGACGATGCCAGCATGGTGGGGACGAATTTCTCTAGCTGGTTTAATAATGCGGAGGGGACTTTTTATATTGATTGGAGACGAGACACCACATCTAAGGCTGCTGCTGGCGGTGCCAGCAGTGTCCCAAGAATTTTTGCAACAGGAAGTTCTGGGGCTGGAGTGCAGCAACTCCGATTATTTAGTAGCACGGGAGCCGAAGTAACAGGCCCAAGTACTTATATGGCTTCTACTTGGGCGGTCAATGAGCAAAATAAACACGCCATTGCGTATAAAGTAAATGACAACGCAGTGGTGCGAAACGGCGGGGCTGCGGCAACGGACACAACATCTACAGCCGTCACTGGTGTAGATATGTTTTCTTTGGGGCAAAACACTTCCGGCACTGGCAATGCGGGGCAATTGTTTATTAAGAAATTTGCCTACTACCCGCAGCGCCTAACGAACGCCCAGCTCCAAGCACTCACAGGTTAACGAGGGTTTCCTATGGCTGACAAGAAAATCACAGACTTTACGTCGCTGACTGAGGCGCAGATCAGCGCAGCGAACGACGTGCTCGTGATTGTTGACGCAACGGGGCCGGAGACCAAAAAGGCTACGGTCAGTGCAATCGTCGGAGCAGGACTTCTTGCGGGCGTCGGCGAAGCGCATATCGACAACATCGAGATCAATGGCAACGCGATCGTCTCGACCGACACGAACGGCAACATCGACCTCACGCCGAACGGATCGGGCGAGGTCAATATCAGCAAGGTTGATATTGATCTAGGCACGATTGACAACACGGTGATCGGCGGCTCGACACCAGCAGCCGGTACGTTTACGTCGGTTACGTCTAGTGGCAACGTCACTATCACTGGCACAGGCGGTCTCGGTTATGCGACTGGATCGGGCGGCACAGTTACTCAGATCACCAGCCGCACGACTGGCGTCACACTCAACAAGACAAACGGCGCGATCGAGCTATTCTCGGCAGCCGGTACGACGAGCTGGCAAACGTTCACGGTAACGAATAACACGGTGGCCGCGACCGATACGGTGATCGTTAGCCAGAAGTCAGGCACCGATCTCAACATGATTCACGTTACGGCAGTGGCAGCAGGGAGTTTTAACATCAGCTTTGCAACGACTGGCGGCACTACGACCGAGCAGCCGGTGTTCAATTTTGCGGTTATCAAAGCCGTCACTGCGTAACGTAAGAGGTCGATATGGCAGATATGCGTGCGGATGAGGTTCTCCAAGGTTACGACAAGCTGAAAGGCAACCGCGGCACTTGGGAGAACCACTGGCAGGAAGTGGCCGAGCGCGTCTGGCCGACAATGGCCGAGATGACGGGTTGGCGCACGCCGGGCGAAAAGCGATCCGAGAAGATCTTTGACTCGACCGCGCAACGCGCACTGCCTCGCTTTGCGGCCGCGATGGACTCGATGCTGACGCCGGTCACTCAGGTGTGGCACGGTCTCCGCACGGGCATTCCCGAGCTTGACGATAACGTCGAAGTCCAGCGCTGGTGCGACAACATCCGAGACATCATGTTCCGGCAGCGCTACGCACCGAGCGCGAACTTTGCGAGCCAAGTGTTCGAGTGTTACATGAGCCTCGGCGCATTCGGTACGTCGGGCCTGTTCATCGATGAGATTCCTGGCGTCACGATGCGCTACCGAGCAATCCCGCTCTCAGAGTTAGTCATCGACCTTGACCATGTGGGGCGCGTCGATACGGTGTATCGGTGCTTCCAGTTGACCGCTCGCCAAGCGGCGCAGCGCAAAGAGTGGGCCGAGAAGTTACCGCGAGGTATCGTCGAGCAGGCCAACAAAAACCCAAACACGCAGTTCGAGTTCGTCCATTGCGTGCGTCCGAACGAGGACTATCGCGAGGGTATGGCTGGCCCACAAGGGATGCGTTACGTCTCGCGTTATGTATCTCGCGAGGGTCAGGTACTCCTCGAGGAAGGCGGCTATCGGGTGATGCCGTATGCGGTCGGTCGCTATGTGACGGGGCCGCGAGAGATCTACGGCCGCTCGCCTGCAATGGAAGCGCTCGCCGATATAAAGTCGCTTCAGGAAATGGAAAAGACCATGTTGCGCATGGCGCATCGACTGGTTGATCCTCCGCTGATCCTGACTGAGGAAGGCGCGTTCAATGCGTTCTCGGTGCGACCCAATGCGTTGAACTACGGCTATCTGCGCGAGGACGGCACGCCACTCGTACAGCCGCTCATCACGGGCGGCAATCTGCCAGTCGGGATCGAGATGACCGATCAGAAGCGCCGAGCGGTCAATGATTCGTTTCTCGTGACGCTGTTCCAGATCCTCGTCGAGCAGCCACGAGTGATGACGGCGACCGAAGTGCTTCAGCGTGCGCAGGAGAAAGGCGCACTGCTCGGGCCGACAATGGGTCGCCAGCAATCAGAATTCTTGGGGCCGATCATTGAGCGCGAGCTGGACATTATGTCTGCGTCGGGAATGATTCAAGAGCCGCCTCCGATCTTGATGGAATACATCATGGAGGGTGGCGAGATCCTACCGAAGTATCAGGGGCCGCTCGCTCGCCTGATGAAAACCGAGGAAGCCGCAGGCATTCTGCGTACGATCGAGGCAATGCTTCCAGTCGCGCAAGCCTCTGGCGATATGTCTGTGCTCCGTCGCATCAATGCAGATGAAGCGGTTAAACTTATCGCCGAGGCGAACGGTGTGCCGGCGAAGGCGTTGCGCACCGATGATGAGATCGCAGAGATGGACGCCGCCGAGCAACAAGCGATGCAGACGCAGCAGTTGTTGGCCGCGGCTCCTGTTGCGGGCCAAGCCGCCGAACGATTCGCGAAGGCCGAGCAGATTGCGGCCAGCGTACCGAGACGAGAAGTGTTAGGAATTTAATCGATGTCCAACGAAACTGATGTGCTCGCGGTTCGTCTAAGCGCTCTCCATGAGGATGTGGGCGAGATCAAGACCGCGCTCGGCAAACTGTCTGACGCGATCACGAAACTCGCATTGGTTGAACAAAATCAAACGATGACGGCCGAGGCATTGGAACGAGCATTCAAAGCAATTGAGCGCATTGAGTATCGGCTAGACGCAATCGAGCGTGCGCAACCGAAAAACACAAGCACGAGCATTTGGGTAGATCGTGGATTGGTTGCGTTGGCCTGCGCTGGCGCAATGGCGATCGCAAGAGGGGCCGGCGTGCTCTGATGACTCTCGGCGAGAAGCAGAGACAATTCGCGAAACTTGTCGGCCAGCTAATCGGTCGAGCTTATGAGATGGGATACGAGGTCAGTCTCGGAGACGCTTATCGCGACCCTCGTGTGCATGGCGAAGTGGGCGAGAAGCGCTCCTACAGCCATGCCTCGAGTGCCCACAAGGTGCGCCTCGCGATCGATCTTAATCTTTTCAAGGATGGCCGGTTCCTGACCGAGACGGACGATCACAGACCGCTCGGTGAATGGTGGGAACAACAGCACGAGCTGGCCCGTTGGGGTGGCAGATTCAGGGATGGGAATCATTACTCGTTTGAACATAACGGGGTGAAGTGATGCCAGTGTTTGAAGCGTTGATCGGGCCGGTCTTGCAGATCGTTGACAAGATCATTCCTGATCCAGAGGCGAAGGCGAAGGCGCAACTCGAACTGCTCAAGCTACAGCAGGCGGGTGAGTTCAAGCAACTCGATGCCGATCTCCAGATCATGCTCGCGCAAGCGAAGATCAATGAAGCGGAAGCCAACTCGAAAGATCCGTTCCGCGCAGGTTGGCGACCCGCAGTCGGTTGGATCTGCGTGACTGGCATGGGCTACACCTACATCGCGCAGCCGCTCCTATCGTGGCTGTCGCTGACTCAGGGCTGGCAGGTGCCGCCATCCATTGATACGACTGATTTGCTAATCATGCTCGGTGGGCTATTAGGATTCGGGGGAATGCGAAGCTATGAGCGAGTCAAAGGCAAGGCCTGACGGAGTGCCAAAGAGCTTCAAGCTCGCCGGTCACACAATCAAAGTCATTACAGTTCCGAAGTCGCGATGGAAATATAAACACGCCGTCGCACTCTGGGCACCGAACGAATGCAAGATTGAGATTCATGGAGGGCTGCGAGGCACTGCTCGGCAACAGGCATTCATGCACGAAGCGACTCACGCAATCTTGGATGTCGCAGGTTATAGCAACACACTGAGTCAGGATGAGGAGTTCGTGGACAGGTTTGCACACTTGCTCCATCAGATGCTCTGCTCTTTTGACGAGTGACTTATGCCTAGGATGAAACTCACTGACGAGGAATTCGTCGAACTGTGGCAGCGCTGCAAGAGTGCCGCCGAAGTCGCAAAGATCTCGACGCTACCATTGCGGGCTGTCCACTCTCGGCGCAGGACGCTCGAAAGAAAGCTCGGGATTGCGCTCAAGGCTAAAAACGACAGGTTTCTCGGCAGCAGCGAGCAAGCTAAAAAAGGCAGAGCCGCCTCGGAGTTGGCCGAGACTCGGGCGCGTATATACAAGCGGGATATACAGTTTGACTGCACAGACGGCGTGGTGATGATCGCGAGCGATGCGCACTATTGGCCTGGCATTGTGAGCCTTGCGCACCAAGCCTTTTGCCGAGTCGCGAAGAAATTAAAACCCGCGGCCGTCATTATGAATGGGGACATTCTCGATGGCGCACGCATCTCTCGGCACGCTCGCATCATGTGGGAGAAGCAGCCGGACATGAAAGATGAGATTCATGCGGTGCAGGATCGAATGGCCGAGATCGAGCGAGCTGCGCAGGGCGCAAAGCTACTGCGAACGATCGGCAACCATGACAGCCGGTTTGAGAATTATCTGTCCAGTCGCGTTGGCGAGTTTGAGGAAATGTGGGGCATGACGCTGCTCGATTACTTGCCGCGATGGGAAGCGGGCTGGGCGGTGCATCTGAACCAAGGCAGCGATGCGTGGGTCGCAGTGCGTCACCGGCCGCTC